AAAAAACAAGTTTCAAATATACCAAATAATAATGTAGCTGAAGAAATTGTAAAAATAAAAAGCTGTATTTCAAAAAAAGATTGTTTTATGATTTTGGAGAACTTCGACGATTTTCATAAAAACAATACGAAAACAAAGAAAAAAATAGATTTCACAAAAAATGTATTTTTAGAATTAGAACTGTTAGATATTGAAATACTTAAATTTGCTAGTATAAGTATAATTTTAGATACATGTATGAAAAAACCGGTAATTAATAAGATGCGTAAAAATATATATATTATACAGCGACCACATGATATCAAAGAATATAAAACAAAACCCGCGATAAAACATCGTGGTTATAAAATACCCCCTCGTGAATGTAAGTACCAACTCCAGATTAATCCAAATGGACAAAAATTTGATTATCCTGATTACGATAATTGGTTGTATTATGCATCATTTTCACCATTATGGAAAACACGAATTGAGCGACATAATGGTATAATATTACAAGAAGAACAAAAAATACATTTTGAAAACGAAGAAGACGAAGTCGCATTCTATAACTATTTTCACTTAGAACCAGATGAACAATCTCTCGAAATTGAAGAACGCTGGTTTGGATATAAACCATTTGAAAATTGGAATGATTTGTATAATCGATATTTAGTATAAATGCGTACTATGATAGTAAACTGCTAGAATATATTGATAACTCTGTAATATCTGCTCTACATATTGCACATGTAGGAACCGGTTTATCTAAGAATGTATCTAAATGTTTTTTTATACATTCTGCACAAAAAGAGTGATTACAGTTAGTATAAACATTTTTTTCAATATTATCAAAACATATCGGACATTCATTTTTATCGATCTCATATTTGCATGTTTTAATTTCATTTATTTTTACATTCCATTTTTTCTCTTTTGGAAGAAATGCATCTATCATATATTCGCATACAAAATAACATGCATAGAAATATTGTTTATTTTCGAGTGATGTAAACATTATATTTTGTCTTACATAATTCATAAATTCGCGTGGATTTTCGTTAAGATCGATTTTATTTAAAATTTGTATTATAAAGAATATAGGTTCATATAATTTTTCTCTTCGCATCATGTCAATAACTTTACCGCAAACATTTTTACGGGTTTCATATTGTATGATTTTGGTTATATCGTTTATTGGTTCTGTGTATATTTTACATAATATATAATCGATCTGTATTGATAAAATTTCATGCATCATTTTGTTCGCTATATAGTCAATTTTAATATATTTGGGGTATTTTGTAGGAATATTTAATTTAACTGCCAAAATAGATAGTTCGGTGGTTGTTTTACTCGATAACCATTGTCTAATTCTATTATAATTATCCGGTTTTTTATATATTGTAGCGTATAATTGTGATTTTTCATTCATTAATTCCTGTATTTTATTATCAGTACAATTACGAATATCATGCCCGTTTATTTTACATATACTGCATTTAGTATGATTTGCATCATTGGATTTACTGCGTGTAATCATTTATTGATAAAATATACTTTATAATATATTTATATTTTATCTGTTCAATTTTTTCAACCACTTTAATTTTTTGAATAAAGTACACAATATCCAATTGTGAATTGATTACCAGTAGTTAAATCCATCATATTTTCTGGTGTATTTGTTTTATTAATACTATCTGAGTAATAACTAGATAAATTAAGTAGATATTTTTTTATAATATTTTCACAAATATTAAGTATATTAAAATTAGTTTGGTCTTTAATAATTATGTTTGGTTTATATGACAAACATCTACCAATTTCTTGATGATTAAGTAAGAACATATCACCTTGTGATATAAATTTTAGTATTTTAAGATTAAATTTTTCTTTTAAAAAATTATAAAAAAATGGCGAAAATCCAGAATAAAAATGATATGGTTCTTGATGAATGCCAGATGTAAATGGAGCAGTAATAAGTATTTTACCATTTGGTTTACAAATTCTAACTAATTCTTCCATAGCTTTAATTGGTTCTGGAATATGTTCAAACACTTCAGTGCATATGACAAAATCAAAGGAATTATCGGGTATAGGGATATTATCAATTGGAGAAATAATATCATGTTTTTTATTTTCAATTGATGTTTCTTGGCGAAAAGTATCAATTATATTCTTATTACCAGGAAACTCATGCGAAGTATATTTACAGTGTTTAAATAGTTTTTCATATGGTTTATTTCCAGAACAAATATCAATTACACAAGAATTGTCTTCTATTTCTGCTGCAATTTTTGCAATAAAATTATCTCGAATATCTGGATTATAATTTGAATCAATATCTTTCATGTCATTAAAAAAATTAATAAGATTATTCATTTTTATATAAATAAACGTATTATCTTTAAATATTTATTATTTACATTTTATCTAGCTGTCTTCAATTTTTGATAGAAAATTTATATGTTAACAATGTAGTTAAACCCATTAGCGCACCTCCCCATAATGTATCCATAATCATTAGTTTTAATTTCCATTTCTTTAATACAGCGTAGGTTGTTGTATCATATACTCCATAAATTACAAACCCAAATAGCATTGCATCAAGTACCGATTTATGTTCTCTTAAAATGAAATAATATAATCCAAATATAAGGAAAAAATAACATAATATTGCACCTAAATATTTAAGTTGCAATACAACACGCTGAACTTCTGCTATTTGTAATCGAAATTCGTTGAATGTCGCATATATGTAGATGAAGTCAAGTGTTAATAATATGATAGCCGGTAATAAAATAAAATTCCATAATTCTTTTAATTTCCACATTCGATTCTATACTATTCTATACTATACTATACTATACTATAGTATTATATATTTGTATTAACCATATTTTCATGTGATTGAGATTTATCTGTATTTTCATTACTTACTGTGATTTCATTTAAAGATACTTCTGGCGTAGAATTATCCGACATTTGTTCTAGATTTAATACTTTAACTACTTTTTTTTTAGTATTTTGCTGTTCTAATAAATACATTGTATAATTTGGTACATTTGCTACAAAATTCATGGCTGAGTTATATGTTATACCAACAATTGCATTATCTGGTTCGTTTGAATATTTTATACTATAAAACCAATATGGTGGTATATATAAGATGTATCCTTTATTAACATCAAATTCAAGAAATTTTATTTTATCCATTTCATTTAAATATTTTGGTTGTGGATTCCAAACATCAATTGGAGAACGGAATTCATAATAATAATAATCATTTTCTGGATATAAATATTTTCTACTTTTCCATGGTGTCATTTTAACATGAATTTTACCTGAATTAACACAAATAAAATGTCTATAATTCGTATGATATCTCATTGGCGTATATGCATTTTTTGAACCGAACATAACATCATATTTTGTATTGACTGTGAAAGTCGGTTGAAAGTATTTATTTAACGAAGAGAGTTTTGTACTAGAAATATCTTCGATCAATTCATCATTATTTTCAGAATAGAATCTTGATTTTGAATCAGTATTCATTAACCGATCGGCGCTTTGAAATGGTAATGTTATGTGTTCTCCGGTATGAATATCCTTAACATCTTTAACTTTGATATTAGTTGAAGGGTTCACACTTGAAATTATACTTGAATCGAAAAAGTCTGGGGTAATTTGTTTAAACTCAAATAATACAGGTTGCTTAATTTCGCATATTTCCTGTAAATGTTCATTGTTTAAAAAATCCATTTCATATATTTCCAAATCTTCTGATTTTTTGAATTGTGCAACTAAATGAAAGTATAAAAAAAGGATAATAATAAAAACAATCATTGTAATAAAAGTATTCATAATATATTTTCTTGTATATTTTTGTATATGGAAATAAATAATAAACAATAACGCAGATTAATCGTCATTGTCATTTATTTTTGGAGCAATATAGAATGATATGTAAGTATTGTCATCTCCTAAATAGTATAAAATCTTCATTGGGTAATTATTACTGAACTTTAATTCTATTTGTTTCGATAATTTATGAAATTGTGCTACATTATATAGATGGTTTAAACTAAATGATAATTCTAATTTTTCTCCTTCGTCAATCGCAAATGAATTTAAATCGTCAATATTTATTTCAACTGACATCTTACCTAATTCTAAACTCTCTGATGATAATTGTATTTTTTCTTCGGAACATTCAATTCCCATTGTATCGCCAAATAGTTTGAGTTGATTCATTAAATTTGCAAAATTTGTCGAAGATAAATTAAACTCTGCTTGATATTCCATTTCTGGAATAGACAATGTATCAACATCTAAATCCATTAATGGAACGTTAAATTGTTTATCAAATACTGATTTATCATCAGAAGTGAAACTTATAGAAATTTTATCACTATTGTCTAGATCATAATTGATTTCAATATTTTGAGATTTTTCTCGTGTGCTTAGTATTTTAAATAATGTTATGGTATTAATACCAATAGTAATATTTTTACGTTCATTTAAATGCTTATATGTAGTAAACCATGTATTTGGTATATTCAATTCAATAATTGATACGTGGCCAGAGTCCATTGATTGTATAAACATACGTTCATGTTCTAACATAATGTTAATACTATCTGAAAATAATTTCATATTTTGAAATATAGATGTAAGTATTTCACACTTTGTAGGATCTGTAATTTGAATATTCATTTTTTGCAAATTAAATGTATGTGTATATATTTGATTGTATCATTTAAATCGATATTGATAAAATCAATTTTTATATTTTTTAACTTGAACCATGTTCATGAATATATCTAATTTGTTCATTACTGTTTACCTTGTTATGTATTTCGATCTTAGTTTTTACAGATGGCTCAATGTAATGCATAAATATTTTCGCAATATTTTCAAGCATATTTGGTGAATTATATATATGCATTTTTGATAAATACACAGCATATTTTGTTGTATTTTGTAAACATTCACTACAAAACATCTCAATAATTTTTTTGTATCTTTCGGCTGCTGTAATAGTGAAAGAATTTAAGTTTATATGACATTCATAGCCGCCATAAGTGTTAATTACTTCTAATAATAAAGAGAATATGCGATCTATAATCAATTTATAATTATCAGGTGTTCCATATAGTTTAAAAACGGTATAATCAATAAAAATCTTATTTGTATTTTGAATAATATATGCCGTTTTATTTAATAATACTTGGATGTCAAAGTTAGTTGATATTTGTGATGCACATTCTAATTTTTGTGATTTTTTAAACACTATATTTTTACCTCCACCCTGGGAATAGTATGTATCTTGAAATTTTTCAATTTCTTCTATTAAATTGTATGATGACATTAAATATAAAATTAAAAATAAATTTATATTTAAATATTATCTTATTTTTATATATTTTTATAAAAATATATCCTAAATATTGTTATTCACCATACTTTGTGATATTTCAAATGTTTCTGCGTTTAAATCAACACTTTCAGATTGTTCGGTATTATCAATTTGAATATTTTTATAATCTGATAGAATTTGAATTCTATCTTCCATTAATGTTTTATTTACCTCCATTGTGAATGATTGTAATTTTAAAACAATATCTTTTAATTCACTTATTTCTTCTACTAGTAATTCAAATTTTTTATCCATTTCTACAACATATTCGGCAATCGGAACTTTAATAACTTCACTTGAATCATTTACTTCGATATTTTCAGTATCTTCAGATTCGAATTGTTCACCATTTTCTTTAATTTCTTTCATAAATTGTTCAAGATTAATTAATCTGTTATCAATGACAGCAATTACTTGAGGTAGTGTAAGTTTGGGACTGTTCATTGAACTAGTTTCTGCAGATTGAGATTGAATTTGGGTTGGTTGTTGTTGTGGTGTAGTAGGTTGTATTCCAGCACGTCTTTTTTTTGCAGCAGCGATAGAATTACTCATTAATATATTATATTAAATGTATTGTCTAAATCATTTTTAACGCATTTATAAATAAATTATGCTTGCATTTTCATTTTTAAAGATGAATGTGATAAATACGTACTTACCCACCTTATATCTGAAATAGTATAATCTTCTATATTTTCATGTTTATTGCAAATTTCGATTTCTGGAAAATCAAAAGGATTTCTTTCAATTTGTATTTTTAATGCTATTAAGTGATCTTCGTATATATGACAATTTCCTAAAAAATGTACGAATTCATCCGCTACTAATCCACAATGTTTTGCTAAAATATGCGTAAGAAGTGAATAAGATGCAATATTAAACGGTACACCTAAACCAATATCCCCGCTTCTTTGGAAAAGTGCACAAGACAAATATTTTCCATCACGAACATGAAATTGACAAATCATATGACATGGCGGAAGAGCCATTTGATTAATTTGGCATGGATTCCATGCAGACATTACTAGTCTACGCGAACTTCTAGTTTCTGGATTTTTTAATTGGTCAATGATATATTGTAATTGGTCAATTCCTTCTCCATTGTAATTTGTATTGCAATCAAAATATTCTGCGTTAAAATGTCTCCATTGATGACCATATACTGGTCCTAAATCATTTTCTTCAAGGTTATAAAGTCCACGGCTATCTAAAAACTCTCTACTTGAGTTATCATTCCAAATGTTTACTTTCTTTTCTTTTAATTCTGTATTATTTGTACTTCCTTTAATAAACCAGAATAATTCTTCGAAGCATACTCTCCATGCTACTTGTTTAGTAGTAAGAATTGGTATTTTGCCGTTTTTTAATGAGAATTTCATCATATTTCCGAATTTTGTATATGTTTTTCCATTTCGACTTTCTTCTATGGAACCATTGTTAATTATATCCTTGATTAAATCTAAATATTGTTGTTCTTCGCGATTCGATGTTTTATATTCATTCGTTTTACGTTCTTTATTCAGACAATTGAAAATTCCTAACATGACTTTATAATTAATTATATAATAATCTTTGTATATTTTTTCTAACCAAAACTATATAGACCTTATTAAAATGGATATTTTACAAGAATCTTCTGATAAATCAAAATTTTCATTTTTTTCTCATGTATTTTCTACAACAGAAGAAGATAAAGGTGAATTGTTAAATGTAGTTCAGTATTCTTTGTTAGGCGTAGCACCAGTTATAATATTGAACAAACTAATTCAACGATTTATACCTGAGGCAGATTCAGAAAAATCAACTTTAGAACTTTTAGCAGAAATATTAATTCAATTGATTGTTATATTTTGTGGTATCGTATTTATACATAGAACAATAACTTATATCCCAACATATAGTGGATTTAAATATGAAAATTTTGTTTTAACTAATGTAATTTTATCATTTTTAGTGATAGTTTTAAGTATCCAATCGAAGGTTGGTATTAAAGTTAATATATTAGTTGATCGCATTAATGAATTATGGAATGGTTCATCTCAGGATAAAAAAACAAATTTAAAAAACGGAGTTCGTGTATCTCAACCAGTATCGAGACATATGCCAAGTCAATCTGATTATTTAGATAACAATAGTATGCAGAATGATATGTTTCCTCCAGCGCCAGTAGCAGTTCAAAGACCAAACCAAATGAATGAATCTTATGGTAATATGAATAAAGGCGGACAGCCATTGGAAATGTATAACCCTGGTCCAATGGCAGCTAATAGTATGTTAGGTGGTGCATTTGGTTCTGTGTTTTAAATTTATTGCAAGAGAAATAAAATAAATATAAAAATGGTATTTATATTTATTTATTTATAAAGCAAGCTATAAACCAAAAAAATGGCGGTTCAAATGTAAAAAAATATATACAAATATACAGTATTGTTCATTTTTATGTTTTATACAACGGGCAAAATATCCATTACGACGAGTCCAATATCATCACATTGGTGTCTTACGTATGACGCAACAGTTATGTCATTTGGTGATTCTAATCGATACATATTCCATTTTTGAAGCCATCTGCTTAATGCAAATTGTAAAATATCATTTCCTTCCATTTTATATAATTTGTTCATTTCATTTATGTTATCTTTCATTATCATGTCCCACAATCCATCGCTTCCTACTATTACGCGTATAGTATCAGATTCGTCAAATTTTATTTTTGAAACAGATGGAGTACACCCAGTTATACCATTATGACCCAGCGACTGAGAACATGCAATAAGAGTATTGTCTGGATAGCGAATATATTCACTATCAACACCAATTAAATCCGTATCGTTTAATACTTTTATATCCATAGTTGGTCGTGTAATTATATTATTTTTATGTAATTTTAGTAATCTATCTCTTTCTGATTGATTTTGCCAATTATGTTCTTCAGTTAATAGTACTAATTCACCATTTTTAAAAATTGCTGCTTGTGAATCACCACAATTAATTACTTCAACATGGTCTTTGTGATATTTAACAAGACATACTGTTGAACCACTTGTGTAATAATAATTATTATTTTTAAATTCGTTGTTTATATATTCGGATAGTCTTTCAATTGGGTTTTTATTTGAAATTATTGTGTTTAATTTATTTTTATCAAAATCGCGTAAAATATTAATACAGAAATCAGAACCATGCCCGTCGGCTACCATGCACCAGTCAAATTCTTCGCCAGTTTCGTCTATATATTTACCAATAAACGTCGCATCTTGAGCTTTACACATTTGTTCGATATGTTCTGTAACAAATACATTATGAGTTTTTTTTTCTGGTATATACGTATCTCTTAACAATTCACTTGCTACCAAAGGAGTTGTGCTAATAAATAATGCCATTATTAAATATTTTATTTATAATTAATAATATTTGTATTAATTTGAATCAATTTTTATCCATTTCTCGGTACAAAGCCAATTGAATTTAACATATCCATCTTTTGTATTGATTTTTCAAAGTTATTGTTTGAGTTTAATCCTGAAAATAAGTAATCTGTATTAGGACTTTCTTCATTTTTCTTTATTTGTTTATAAACATCATTAATTTTTTCAGTGACATTTATTAGAACTTCTTTTCTGGTAATCAATTCAATATTGTTTGGAACGTGTTCTGTTAATAATTCAACTGCGTAATATAATAAATATTTTCGTTTTTTACAACATCCGCTTGTATAATTGGTTATAAATATATTTTTTAATGATATCATTAGATTTTCTATGAATAAATTTTGTGGAGTTAATTTCGAGCTATAATATATAAGAGTATCCCATATCATCCATATAATATCCCGCTGATATTTATATTCTACGTCGTTTTTGCGTCGTTGACACAAACATGGTTCTTTTCTTTTTTTACATATAATATCAAATTCAATAATCCATTCAATCCAATAGCACGCAAGCAACATATTCGGTTTATCGTTTGATATTTGAAATGCAAATTCATTAATCGATACAATTAATTCTTTTGGATCTTCCGGCATCATTATATTTTCTATAAAAGTTATATTGGGTGCTTTGAAACGATCTGTCATTTGCGTAATATCAAATTCTTCTACTCGATTTATTTTAATTGTTTCAAAACTATTTTTTTTTGGAGAAATTGCAATGATTGTAATTATTTCGGCGAATAACTTTCTTATAGTTAAATTATTTCTTAGTTGTAATTCAGAAGTAAAATGACCTTGTTGTACAATATTACTAAAGATTTGCATTCTTTTGTCTAAATAAATTATTATTTTTGGATTTGCTACATGGATATGTTTACCTACAAAATATAAAATACACTCCCAAACATCGTTGAAATGTCCGGCACATATTAACTCGGCACACCAATAACAAGCCGGTTCTATTTTACTTTTTAACATATTTTCAATAAATTGTTTCTTTACTTCTGTTTTTTTATATCCAGATAAAGTTATACCTTTAAAATTAGATGACGTTCGAATGTCATTAATAAGGGTATTTTCGGGAATAGACATGGGTTTATTTATGCTTTGTATGTTATAGATAAAAAAATGTTATTTATTATACATATTATAATAATAAATAACTTATAATAAATAAATCATTGTTAAACTAAATTCGAATGTTATTATTCAGTAATAATTCGAGGAACAATATTAATAGTTTGTAATTCTTGAAACAGCAACTTATTTGCATATGGCATATCAACCAATGCAAAGTCAGTTTTATTTCCACAAGTTTTACATAAATGTATTGTAAAATCACTATTTGTATAAAATTTATTATTGTTATTGCCATCGTTGCATACTGCAATCATACCACATTTTTTACAAACATTCACATTATATTTATCAGATACTTCATATAATCTTTCTTTGCAAAATCTTGTAGCACCATGAGATATTAATACATCTCTTTCCATTTCTCCAACTCTAAGACCACCTGCTCTACTTCGACCTTCTGCTGGTTGATGTGTTAAATTCACCATGGGCCCTGTAGCACGACTATGTACCTTATCATTTACCATATGTTTTAATCTTTGGTAAAATACTGGACCGATAAATATACTCGTTTCTAATTGTTCTCCAGTTAGACCGTTATACATAACTTCGTTTCCATAACTTTCATAACCTAATTTTTGTAATTCTTCTGCAATATTTTTAACATCTAAATTACCAAAACTAGTTCCATCTCCAAATAAACCAAGCTCCAATAATACCTTACCAAGCAATGTCTCTTTTAATTGACCTATAGTCATTCTGGATGGAATTGCATGTGGATTAATAATAATGTCTGGGCGTAATCCATCTTTTGTAAATGGCATATCACATTCTGGTATAATATTACCACATGTACCCTTTTGTCCATGTCTACTTGAAAATTTATCTCCAAATACCGGTTTTCTATGAATTCTTACGCGCACTTTTGCGAAATTATAACCGTCTCCATTTCTACCAGTATAATTTTTATCTATATAGGTTTCTTCTGTTGTACTATATGCACGGCTTTGATCTTCATATTTAATAATTTTAGTAGGATCATTTCTGTTTTCTTTAATTGGAATAATTTTTGCAATAATGATATCTCTATTTTCAATTAGTGTATTTTCTGGAATAAATCCCTGTGAATTTAATTTATCATAATTTCCGAATTTAATACTTCGCGTTTTAGTAGGGTCTGGCTTGCATCGAATAATCTCATCACGTATAATATTTTTATCTTCATCTTTTTCAGTATGATAAATTGTAGCGCTAAACAGACCACGGTCAATTGAACCTTTATTTACTAATACACTATCTTCTTGGTTATATCCAGTATGTGTCATAATTGCTACATGAATTTGAGAACCAGATGGTATTTTATTTAAATGTATAAAATTCATTAGACGAGTATCAACAAGAGGACGGCTTGGGTAAGTTAATACATAAGATGTTTTATCCATTCGCTGGTCGAAGTTCATAGCATAAACACCGAGTGCTTGTTTTGCCATGGCACATTGATATGTATTTCTTGGTGCTTGATTATGATCTGGAAAAGGTGTACATGAAGCTAATACGCCGAATATTGTACTAGGATGAATTTCACAGTGTGTATAATTGTAATATGTATTTTTATCTTGCAAATATCCATCTTTTGATTTCATAGCAATCATTGCATGATTCTGTTCTTCTGGATCGATATATTCAATAACTGAATCTGATAATTTACATGATGTAATCAAATCATTCCATGAAAGCTCTTTATTTGCAATATCTGATATAATTTCTTTTGTAATGATTGCCTTTCCATCACGAACTCTTAGTACTGGCCTTACCATTCTACCTCCATCACTACATATTCGTATTTGCGCATTTTTAAAATCAAATACGATTGAAGTATAAATATTGATAATTCCTTTATACTTTTTATCCTTCATATCAGTGTATAATTTCATAGGATCTTTTGCTATGCCAACCCATGAACCATTTATAAAAACTTTAATTTTTTGAAATAATTCAGTCGGTGATATTTCATCCACTTTGATTATATTTGGTTCAACGTATTCATATAAAGATGCACTATTTGTTGGTATAGTTATGTGTGTCATATAACTAATGTTTTTAACTACACCGATAGATTGACCTTCTGGCGTTTCGGCTGGACATAAATATCCCCATGTTGTATTATGTAATTTACGTGGAGCAATTAATTCGCCACTTTTTTCAAGAGGAGTATTTATTCTACGCAAATGACTCATACTCGCCATGTATGTTAATCGATTTAATACTTGCGCTACACCAACTTTAGCATTATTTGCTTGTTTTATACTAAAATCGCCAGTAGCCAGTGCGCGGGTGATACCGTTTTCAATGGTTGTTGATTTCATTATTTTATAAATATTTGTCATGTTGATTATATTTTCATAATCCTCAGTTGAACGCCAAGACCCGTTATTAATCTCACGAATAACTTGTTTTTGCATTTCTTTAACCAATTTATTAAAATAATTTCGAAATAGATTATTTAATAGAGTTCCAGTAAGTTCAATTCGTTTATTTAAATATGAATCACGATCATCTGGTTGTCTCCATCCTAATCCAGTTTGAATTAATTGATTTGCCATATAACCAAGTAAATATAACTTCTGTGTTAATGTTTTACAATGTGGAAATAAATCATTGTTTAATACATCTAACGCAAATTCTCTCTTTTTTTTTATTCCAGTTTCTCTATCCATATTTAATGGTGTATACGCAACAGACGCAGTAATATGACGAACAGCATCTTCTTGTGTCATATATTTATTAGCATCGATAATAGATGCTTGTAAGAAATCTAACATACTTTTAGTTTGTTCGTTGTTAATATCTAAAATAATATATTCACAAATGTTTTTATCAGTTAATACACCCAATGCTCTAAAAACCGTAAATAATTCAATTGGCTGTTTTATTCTTGGTATATTAATAAACAATCCATGTCCAAAACCATTATTTTTACTTGCAATCATTACTTCTATTTGTTTTGGAGATATACATTTAAAATCTGGAACTGATTTTATTTCAGCATACCATGACCATTTTGTTGTATTTTTACCATCGAAACAATATACGCGATTTTCTGCAGCTCTTTCTTGGCCCAATACAGTTTTTTCAGAACCTTTAATAATAAAATAACCACCGCAATCCATTGGACATTCCCCGGTAAATTGTGGAGGAATGTGTCTATTTTGAGTTAATAGACAAATTGATGATTTTAACATAATTGGCATTTTACCGATATTAATCTTAGGAAGTGTTTTATTAATTATCTTTGGAGTATCCATTTGTTCTGTATTACGAATAATGTATTGAATTTGTAAATCAACTGTCATTGTAGAAGAATATGTAAAATTTCGTAATTTCGCTTCTTGTGGAAACATTAATTTGGTAGCGCCATTGTTCTCGTGTATTTGTGGTGGGTGTAATTTAAAATTTTCAAATGATACATATATTTCTAAGAAATATTGTTCTTTTTCTTGAACATAATCATTTTCGGAACGAATAACTACAGGATTAAACATTTGTATTGTTCTTAATATTTGAAAATTAATAAAGTGGTTATATGATTCAATCTGATGTCTTACTAATCTATCCAAATGTTGTCCACGGAAATAAGATTCAATTATAGTGTATGGTTCTTCAATATATTCACCCAAATGACCCAATATGTTTTGTTCTATTTCACATGGGTTTGATTCGATTTGTTCTTTTAATTTTTCCAAATGATTTTCTTCATTAATAATTCTCATAATATCTTCTTGAGTAGATGATATTTTATTGGATTTATATGATGCATCTGTTTTACTTTTTTTTATTTTTATTTTATATTGAGTTTGAGAATTATCTAAATTTTGAACCTTTTCATTGTATTGAACGGATTCGGTTGATAGACTCATTTTATTCTAATAATGTATTGGTATGTTATGTTTAAATTAATTTAATTTAATGATATCAATTTTTGTAAATAATTATTTTATAATAATGTAATAAACCTATCTTTACAAAGTTAATGAATGGACGGTTTCATAGATTACTTGGATAATTATAAAACAAATAAGTCGCTCGATTATAATGATGTATGTAATATATTGAATACTACACAATATCATTTTAATGAAAATAAATTATATGATATTCAATTTACAGGTATTCCATATAAAAATTATTCTATGTGGAATTCATTAAATAATACATATATTCCAGCTAATAATAAATATGAATTGTGGAAAAAAGAACACGAATCACTAATAAGTATAAGAAATACAGTTAATACAAAAATAACTAAAAAAAAACAAAATGTATATATAAATGTTTGCGTTGAAAAGATAGACGATCTAATCAAATTAATTGATGAGAATCCATATGACGAAGCAAATGAATATAACATTGATTTAAAATCATTGCACAATATCCGCAATGAATTATGTGAATTAAACAATATGATTGGAATGGATAAATTGAAGACATCTATATTAAACCAATTGATATATTTTATGCAAGATCTACATATAAATAATAATGGAAGTGATTTTAAACATACTGTTATTTCCGGGCCACCAGGTACAGGAAAAACTGAAATAGCAAAAATTATTGGAAAAATGTATTCAAAAGTCGGAGTATTGAAAAAAAATGTGTTTAAAAAGGTAACAAGAAATGATTTAGTTGCAGGTTATTTAGGTCAAACTGCAATAAAGACAACAAATGTTATAAATGAATGTTTAGGTGGCTGTTTATTTATTGACGAAGCATATTCGCTTGCTAGTCCAAATGAAAATGATAGTTATTCAAAAGAATGTATTGATACTATTTGCGAGGCACTGAGTAATCATAAAGATAATTTAATGGTAATAATTGCAGGATATGAAAATGAGTTGAATAATACATTTTTCAGTGCGAACCCTGGGTTAGAGTCAAGGTTTATTTGGAGATTTAATATTGAGAACTACAATTCAAATGAAATGATGCAAATATTCAAAAAGAAGGTTAAAGAAAATGGCTGGGAATTAGATACCGATGTAATGATAAAAGTGAAATGGTTCGAAGATAAGAAGGATGAGTTCAAATTTTTTGGTAGAGATATGGAGCTATTATTCTCGCATATGAAAGTCTGCCATTCGCGTCGTATTTATGGTAAAAATGATATTACTCGTAAGTTAATTACATTAGAAGACATGGATAATGGATATAAGAAATTTTTAGATAATAAGAAAAAAACAAATAAAAGTAATGTTTTATACGGTTTGTATGTATAATTTAGATATAACTTAATAATATAGGTTATATTTAAATATAAACATGAGCGAGGAGAAAAGAACTATAAAAATTAATACTGCTTTGTTTAAAATACCTGATACTAGAAAAAATAGAAAACCAAAAGAACAAAAAGAAATTAAGGTTAAAACGCCAAAAAAGGAGAACAATAAAACATTAAAGAGGAGTTTACTTCGGTTTTTACGAAATCATCAAGAACAAAATATAAATCAATTAAGTTCTACAAATAAAAATGAAATTGAGAAACCGAAACCAAAAACGAATACTAGTACTAGTGATTTTAATAACGATTTTAATGAATCTTTAGAGTATCTTACGAGATTAACAAAAGAAAATGAAAACAATTCAATTATAAATCCTCATAATAAAACTTTAAAGCAGTATCCAGATTATGGTAAAACAAGTATAACAGAACCAATTATTAATACAAATGTTCCAATGGAATTAATGCAAAATGATTTTACAAATAAAATTACAGAGACAATTCAAACAAACCAACCGGTTTCGATTAATTATAAACATTATCCTCCTCCGAGTTATGGTTGTTTAAAACAAGGTTCTTTACCTACATTCCGAACATGGAAGAATCAAACGCAAAGAAATACGAACACTCCAATATTGAATTATACGCCAACAATATCATCCAATACAGAACATAATCAAAATAATCATATTGATAATCATAAAATAAATATGGTTTCGAGTGTTGTATCGAATACAAATCCTATACAACAATCATCAAGTAAAATGAATAATATGATAGAAAAGACTATAATTACACAAAATATTGATAAAATGACGAATATAAACAATCAAAATAATCAAAAGTATAAAAAATTTATTAAAAAACAAAAAAAGACACTTAGGAGAACATATAACGTAGGTAAATCAAAAATGTATCCAAAAATATCAGTTTTAGTATCAAATAAAACAATACGTAATAATATTACAACAAAATCGCAATTATTAAAACAAGTATCAATACAAGAAATTAAGAAATATTTAATCAAAAAGGGATTTATTAGAATAGGTTCAATTGCACCAAACGACGTCCTTCGTAAAATGTACGAAACGTCGATTTTAATGTGCGGTGAAATACAAAATCATA